GATTCGAACTTGCGTTGCACTGATCGCTTCTATTTTTGTGTTAATACGCTCAAAATTATTTGCATTATCTAAAAACTGCCATAAAGCCGTTCGGGCTTCTGAAATTGTAGAAGACACCGTGACCGTGAGAGTTGAGATAATTCCATCCCAAGTTGTGTCACTTGAGAATTTTTCAATCGTAGATCCTGCCGTAACCCAAGTCGTTCCGTTATCCACCATCAGCTTTTGAACAGTGGATAGGTAAACCGTACGCCCAACGTTTTGTGCAGAATTTGATGGAAGGGCTGCAACGTTTTCGAATCTGAATCCGAAGTGCTCGCCCTTGAAATATGAATGTCTGAAATAATTTGTTGGTGCTCCGATATCAATACCGGCCCAAGTTCCTGAGAATGAGGCGTTAGTGAAAGCGGCAAAAGCGTCTTTAGTTAGAACTAAACCTTTGGAGGCATTGGAGGTGGATTCAAACACAAGATTTTCGCTTGCGTTGGTTCCTCCTTGAACCACTTGCCCTCCAGAGCGTCCCGCAAGCATAACAAATTGAGTGTGACCTGCATCCCCTGTGGTTAACCCTGAAAGGGTATCGTGTGTAATTTCAGTGTCCGGAATTGATGGAACCCATTGCGATCCATTCCAGAAAATCGTCATACCTGTAGTTACACCCACATTAATGTTTCTTAGTGATTGTAACACAGTTTGAGCAATGCTTGTGGTTCCGTCAGAAATTCCCGCAGATAGAAATATAGATGTGAAACGATTTGAGGCTAGGCCTATGCTAAAGCTCGCATCCGTTCCCGCATCTATCGTAGCGTTTGCTTGGATAATTCCCGCTCCATTTGGAGATAAAATAATATTTCCACTGACATTTGTTGATAAGATTGTGTTTCCAGAAATTTGGATATTTCCAAAAGTTCCTGTACCGGTTGCGGAAATATTTCCCGTAGCCGTGACCCCTAAAGTCGTGGCTGCTTTCTGTAAATCAATTATTCCCGTTCCATTTGGAAGGAGGATAATATTTCCATTAGCATTTGTTGATGAAAGTGTGTTTGCAGCTAAGCGAAGATTACCCGCATCAAGCTGAGTAACTGTCGTGTTGCCCGCACCGAGTGTGCCAGTAGTCGTTAGATTTAAGGCATTAAAACTAAAATTCCCTGAAGTATCATCCAGGGAAGCTGCGGAAAGAGTGGTTGTTCCGGCTTTGAAACTCGTGGCTTGCACGAATCCCGTGGTCGTGAGATTTAAAGCATTAAAGCTTATCGCTCCCGACGTGTCGGCAATATTTCCACCGGTGATCGTCATGGTTCCAGTCTTCAGTGAAGTGGATCCTGTGATGATCGCGCCGCTAATATCCCCGGTCGTAGTTAAATTTTCATTACCAAAAGAGATCGCACCACTTGAATCAACTATAGAGCCAGAGCTTAAAGTTAAAGTTCCCGCTAAAACTGACGTTCCAAAATATCCAGTTTGGAATTTTAGGGCGCCGGTTCCAATATCTAAAGTGTTATCCGCAGTAGGACGAAATGAATTATCTGTTTGAACGAACCCAGTAGCATCCGCGGAGTTGGCATTAAATGTTAAATTTTGTCCAGTGGCATTGCCCCCGTAAACTCTCTGACCCGCATAGATTCCAACGACGTCTGCGCCGCTGTTATCTTTATCGGTGGTTCCATATTTTGAAACATACAAATATTGGGTACGTACAATTGTCTCAGCGTAAATACCTTCGTAGCTCCAATCAACATCATATTTTTTTGACCAAGCACCGGCATTGTCAACAATGGCCCAAACATATCCGGCTGATTTTCCATCTCCGTCATCTGAGACAATGTAATAATCATTTGCTAAATTCCCAACAAGCGGTAGAGCTGCGGGGTTTGCAACCGTACCTTTGTAGTTTGGATAAACTACAGCGAAAAGATAATCAATCGCGTTTTGAGCGTTGGGGCTTCCAGTTTGTGGAAGTCTTGGATTATTGAATGCAATTTGATCGAGTGTTCCGTAATACTGGTTAAGTGGCGATATAAGGTTGCCTTTGGGCGATCTATCTAAAATTCCCATCGATCACTCCTTATGGCATTTCATACGCTGATGACCAAACGTCTACGGATTCTTTCATTTTTTCTACTTTAAAATCTGTAGGACCTACGTAGGAATAATCTGATCTCATACATGGATCGCCGTCTTGGGCGTGGGTTACAGCTTCGTATTGAGTAATTAGTCTGTTTCCACCATCATAAACGCGGAACATCTTAACAGGCTCATTTCTAATGGCCTGGATAAACTCTTTAACTTTTCTATCCATTTGATCCCCTTCATTAATTCTGTATAGTGCTCACTCGTCAGTCAACCTTTAAACGATTAAAGGTCTTGACTTACTAAATGCTTATTTTTCACGTACTCGTAGACCTCATTTAACTTGACCCGATCCGCGTCGTAGGTCAGTGCATCCCCAGTCATTTCACCTAAGATTCGATATACCAGTTCTGCGCAATACTGCTCCAATGGACCACCACCGAACGGATTTTTCTTTAACCCGAAAAAATCGATAATCGGAATGGCCAAGACCCCGACTAAGGAATAATCGTTGCCACAGGTCTCCAAACAGTATTTTAAAAGTTTATTATATTTCTCATCACTTACGTTAAATTCAAAACTATCAACTGTGTTGATCTGTTTCTCAAAACAGGTGTCAGATAAAAAATGTAAAGTAGCGTGAGCTGCGTGATAACAAATGCTGGGGCCAACGGATGTCTGCCATCTCACGTAGACGTGTGAAAATTCCGTGTGCTCATACGCTCTTATGGCCCAGGAAAATATTGGAAATTTTCGCTTTGGTTTTGAAAATCCTACTGTTAATTTTCTCATGCCGCCGCCAATACTTCGTGAAATACTACATTCATACCAACTGTTTTAGTAGTTGCTGTAGGGTTATTGAAAGTAATTTGTAAAATCATCCCACCGTAAACATCCGCATCGTAAGGTGATTTATCTACGAAATAATCTTTAGCAATCGCAATATTTACTCCGTATTCATTAAATACATAATTCGGAGTTCCAGAGTATGTTCCTGCGGCAGTGTCTAGAACTTTCATTTGCGCAGTCACGCCTTCCGGGAACCACACAAGATCGGCTTCTTGTATTTTACAGTGCGTGTAAGGCACGGTAATTTCTAAAACTGTGTCACCTTCAGCGTCGAGCGTGAAAGTGTATCCATGTTTTCTTCTGAAAAGTCTTTTTCCGTCCGGAAGATTTTTAGAACAAAATGGCAACATTAAATTCATTATGGCACCTCTTGTGTAAAGCAGAGTTCAAAATCAAAATTTCCAGCTGTCGTATTTGTAACGCATTTTATGGTGATTCCTTGTCCTGGACGAAGTGTAATTGTTTTTGCCTCACCCTGATTTCTAAAAATATATCCCATTTGTTGTTGAGCATGATCGCCGGATTCCACATCCGCGGTTCCAGGCCCCCACTCATCTGATGACCAAACATACCTTAATAAATCTGTCGCAGACTCTCCAGCGACCGTTCCGTTGTGTGCAGCTATAATCCCCGCACCAAGTGTGTCATTTGTATCAAAAGCTTGAGGTACGACCGCTGTTCCAGCCGATAATCCTGTGATACGGCGGAGCCTAAAATCGGCTGCTACGCCCGTAACGTTTGTTGTTTGATTATTTATAATTTTTAAATACTGAATTTTTAAAATAACCGTCGAGCCGCCTGGATTAAAAAGAGCTAACATTGACTTATTATTTCCAAGTGGGATTGTAATTGCCGACAAATTAAATGTAGCTGGTGCCCAAGGAATTGGTCTAACCAACGCGCCCCATGCAGTTAATGATGTCGGAGCTTGCGAAATAATAAGCGGCCTAATATTTGTTCCGTCGTTCGCACCCACAAGGGTCACTTTTGCTGGGGTTGCAGTTCCAGTTGTCGCAATGGTTTCATTTATTGTATTTAAATATGAGCCAGAATTTCCGATTAGGGTGCCATCGGTTGCACCTCTGATTTGTAAAATACCTGTTATAACTTTTAAAACTGAGCTAATCATGTAATCACCAATCCTGACGACGTAAGATTATTTCCCGTATATGTATGAGTCCACGTATACGTCCTTAAAACCGTGGTCCCATTAGTATCGTAGATAACTAAAACTTCTGACGTCAAATTATTTGATGTATATGTAAAATCATAACGAGCTACGCGATTAGCATTTATAAAAGATGCGGAGTTAAAAAATTCTAAGACTGTAGGGTTATTACCTGAGTAAGTAATATTTTGATAAAGATTAGGAAAAAGTTCGACAAGTGATCGACCAATTTTGTCTATTAAGAATGTATCTAAATTTTCAAAAGCGATACCTTTAGATGCAAGATAATCTTGAGTAGGGCTGGTTTCAACCGGAAATGGATCAGTCTGCGTACCGCCTGTGGCCGCATTTTCAATCTTTAAAGGTTTAACTTTATCAACTGCCATAATCCCTCATCGAAAAAGGCCTCACAATGATGTGAGGCCCATATTTAACTACGCTCTACGACCTAATTGCTGTAATTGGATGTGCATAGCCGTTGCTGACTTTGCATAACCAATTTGCACAATCGTGTGACCAGAAGTCGATGGAATAGTTGCTGTAACTTGACCAGCGGTTGTTCCAGACAAGTAGTAACGTGAGCCGGCTGTTAAACCAGAAAAACCCGTCATCACACCATCTTCTTGAACTTGAACTGTGGCTGCCGCTGCCGCTGCCGCAACACCAAGACCGATAGCTTGTGAAGTTCCTGCCGCTGAAGCGATTGCAGGTAACACAGTATCCGCCGCAGAAATATAAACTACATCACGAGCCGCTGTTCCACCCGCGCCCGCAGTGTACGGATTTTGAATAGATAATGAAGATGCTACAGTTGTTTGATCGGCCCATGCAGAACCATTCCAAACGTACATACGATCATTTGTAGAATCCCAAACTACGAAACCCTCACCACCGGTTGTAGGTGTTGCAGTTGGAGCTCCCGCAATTGCTGGAAGACGTAAAGCATCTACTTGACCGGCTGTATCGGTCACAACTGGGAATAAAATGTCCGCAGCAGTGGTTAAAAGATTTGATCTCTCTTTAGCCATGATATTGTCGATAATCAATGCTCCCGCAGTTTGATTCATCGTATTTGTAGTTGGATCAACGTGAGTGATGTTAGTCAAACCTGTGATCGGCTGTGTGTTTAAATTTAGGCCAGTCGCAGATAGTACAGGCCCGCCCGTACCCGCTGTGAATGATGCTAGCGTGATATCGTCGGCTGCGCCGAACTCAACGGGGACGCCATCCGTTGCGATCTTCAATAACTTAACTTGTGCCATGGGTAATCCTTTTCTGCCAATTAAGGCGTTTTAATTTTTTGTTCAGGGACATCCCTGATCTCATAAGTAATATCATCAATGATTTTATTTTTGAGAGATAGTCCAAGAGAGTCTTCTAAGACTTTCGTATATCTCTCATATTCTTTCTGCGCGGCTGTGACTCCGTGCTTTGTCGCTTCCATGCGTGTACTCTGAAATAGTTGTGCCCTGATGGCACACAGTTCGGCTTCTTTGTGGAGGATCTTTAACTCTGCTTGAGATTTTTCCGCATCTTTTTGTGCAAGATGGAGCTCGGTAACGGTTGTACGCCACTCCCAATATTGCGCCGGACTTAAGGCGGGTTGCATATCTTTTATTTCTTCAATATCTTCTATTACTTTTTTACTTTTAGACATTACGATCTCCTAAATGGCTGCATCAAATTCACAAACATTTCTGTTGTGGAGTTTGCAAATCCGATTTGTTGAACTGTCCCTGTAGACGGAGCAGTGTGTGTTGGAATCCCTGCGGTTGAAATATATAAAGCTGCGCCCGGAGTAAAGCCCGCATAACCACCAACTCTACCCATAGTGACAACACTAATAGTTAAAGTTGTAGGCTTTATTAGTCCCACACCAAAAATTCCATTTGGAATGGTGCCTGATGAATTGTTAGTTATTTTCTGAACGGTATTTGTCCCGGTCAAAATTAAAAGATCTTTTGGTTGGGTCGCAAGATTTGTCCCGAAAGTATTAAGCACCATCGGAGCGTCGGTCGCAGTTCCACCGCCTCCTCCACCGCCACCACCTCCGGAACTTGAAGGCGCAACGAATGGATATTTATTTTTGGCGATCGCTTTACCGAGATCAGAAAGACGGCCTGCTAAAAAACGTACAATGCAAGGTCCAGAAGCAGTAATATAAATATTATCACGATCAAAGTTTTCATAATTAAAATAGACGTTGTGGTCTCCGGTTACATTTAAGAAAATAATATCAGCCGGAATAAATTTAAGCCCATGCGCCACGGCAAAGAGCTCCGAGGCTTTCGGAATATCAACCTCGTAAAAATCAAAGTCACCCTCGAAAAAAACCGAATCGTTAAGATATTTTTTTAAACGATTAAAGTTTTCTCTAACGTAGATGTCTTGGATGTCTTTTAAAATAAGATCTATACGTGACATCTCGCCCCTTCACAGAATAAAGGCGTGGAGAAAAATCCCCACGCCCTCATAACTAACTAAGATTAGTAGTTTGGAATGTTGAACATGATCGCGTGTTTCCACGGAGCAAGTACAGCAACGTCACCGATCAACACGTGATCCAGGATGTATACGAATCCTGAAGTCGCACGTTTTTCGTAGAATTGTTTTCCATCTGGAGCAGTTCGGCGTTGTAAACCTCCGTTAGAGAAGAATTTACAAGAATCCCAATCTGCGTACCAAATCCAATCGTTATCCATGTCTAAAATTCCAACGATTTTTAACATGTCGCCATTTGGCGAGCCGATTTCAACTGTTTGGTAACCGTAAGCAGACACTTTACGTGATCCAGGAACCACGTTGTATGCACCTTTGTACGGATTACCGAACGCTCCACCGCCGACCTCGAGGATCGCTAAGATTGAACCCATGTGCTTGTAAGATACGATGACTTCCATCGATCCAGAAGCGCGACCAATTTGTTGACGACGAGCAGCTCCGTCGAAAATCTTTTGCAAGATGTTCGTAGCAGAAACAGTCGAACCGTCAATTTGAACCGCTTGTAAATATGGGTAAGCTGTTTTCGTTTGACCGAAAAGTGTAGCTGGACCGCCATTTGCAAGTGATAACAATTGGTTTTTGATGTTCGTGAATGAAGAAGTTGTCGCACCTGGAGCGTAAACTTTCGCAGCTTGTCCAGTAGTGTATGCGGAAACGTCAGCCGCAGCGCCACCACGAGTAGCAGATAAAGTTACCGCACCTTGTTTCAAAGTTCCACCATTTACGTCTACGCCGATAACATAGTAGGTTGCTGCCGCAGTGTTACCATCTTGTAGAGAAAGTTTTTGGTCTAACTGGAAACGTTCCACACGGTCCACTTCGATAACACCGCCAACGGTTCCGCTGACTGTTAGTGTTGCGAAGTGGTTACCATTCAACATGTTCACAGATAATTGCATTTTCATGTGAGACACGAAGTCAGTGATTTGGCCTGGCAAAATTTTCAAGAATGACTTCTCGTTAATTTTTCCATCATGCTCCATTAAATCACGGTGATTGAAGATGATCGAACCCCAAGCTTCTACAGTTGGAGCCAACGTTCCACGTACATATTTGTACTTAGAAATGTCGGTGTCATCAGCCAATTGACCGAATTCAACCGAAGAACCGTATTGGCCTTCGAATGGAACTGGGATTGTGCCGCCTTTAGCGCCTTCGTCCATGTCGATTTTCGACATAACGTAATCTTGTTGCTTCATTTCGAGTTTTAACAGATCTACTGCTAAATACTCATTGAGCATGTTTTGAAAGTCTCTATTTGTACTCATTTAAAATCCTTTTTATTTTGGTTTAAGTTTATTAAGGAGAATTCTCGAGCTCCTTTTGTCTCGCTTTAATGTCCGCGATAGTCCGAATTTGTTTCCGAATCGGAGTTTTCGACGAACCTGGAATCGCGGGAATCACTGGCTTTTGTTGCGGCATTTGCGGTGCCTGCGGCTGAAATTGGTTGGCGCTCGGGTCTTGTGAACCCGCGTTTTGCACGTCGATGAATTTACCGAATCTAGCCATGACTCTTTGTACCGCCTGTTCGGGCGTAAGGTCGACTTTGTTCATGTAAAATTCTTTCTGCGCTTCCTCTATCACCATATCTTTGAAAGCCCCTGGGGTTCCCATTTTATTATCCCAAAAACTTGCAGCCTGACTCACCTCCGGTCGGAGTAGTGTTTGCTCCAGCATAATTGTTCGGTTTTGAACTTTCTGCGTTTGCAAATCATTTTGCATTTGGGACATTTGTTCTTGATAAGTTTGGTTTTGGATTTGCGCCTGCTCTTGTTGTTGTAAAGCATCGCGCTGTTCCGGTGGAAGTTGTTGAAGCATCTGTAAATAATCAACACGCTTTGCAGCCCACTGAATAATCTGATGATCATTTAATCCCACGTTTCTAAATACCGTATCTAAATCACCTTTAGCTCTTGCTTCGTTCACACGTTGAACAACCGCAGATTGCGCTTGGTAATCAGTTTGTAAAGAATTAAATTCTTTATCTCTGATATCGTATCGCTCTTTGATATAATCAAAAGCGTCGGCTTTAGAAAAAATTCCTTTTACTTTTTTCTCACTATCCGCATCTTTAATTAGCGGATGAAAAAATGGATCGAGTTCTTTTTCTTGTTGTGCAGCTTTGTATTTGAAATTTGGAACATAGGCCGGAGTCGCTGCGATAACTGGCTTTGCTGGATCGGCCGCACCGGGATTTGCGTCGGCAGTTCCTTTGAACTGATTCGGCGTACTCTCTAAAGAGTTCGGTGTGGATTGAGTATCACCACTTGGCGTACTCGGGGTTGATGACGGGGTCGATGTATCAGCGCTTGAACTTGTATTTGTGGTACTTGTTCCACCGGCTGATGAAGTGTCAATGGCGTTTTCAGTGCTCATTGTATGCCTCCTGCGGTTACTCGGGGATCATTCCCTGCTGGATTCAGCGGTTGATACCCGGATTGTTGTGGAGCCCCCTGTGGGCTCTGTAAAGCTAAAAATTTCTGAGCTATATCCGCGTTGGCACTAGTTGGAAGGCCGATAAGAGAATTCTGACTTGCACCTTGGTCTTCCATTCGTTGAACTAACCACTCAATGGCTTGAGCAGGCAACGTGGCCTGGATTGATCGTCCCGGATTTGTTGGATCTTTAACATACCAACCAACTTTGATCATCGCTCCACCCGTTGGGATGAAATCGGCTTGAGCTGATTGGATTTGTCTTTGTTTCTCCGCCTCTAATTGATCATAAAGAGAAACGGTCTGTTCATAATTTTGTTGAATCTGTGGATCAAGCTGCGAAAAATCCGCCTGCCCCATACGATGAGTTAAACGCTTAATCATGTAAGGCCCATCATCGTATTTATTTGGAGTTGGCGCCTCACCGCGATCTAATGCTAAGATCATATTCGTTCCACGGTCGTAATCGAGTGTGAAATCCGAGAATGATTCTTCCATATTTGCAAAAGGCATTACACGGATCATTTTTCCGATATCATCACGGGATAATTGTGCAGATGAGTATTGAAGAACGTGGTTAAACATTAATTGTTTTCCCATCGCTGATTCCATATCATCAGACATGGGCTCAACTTTGAAAGTGATCTCGCCGCGCTTAGTGTTTTTGAATTCCGCAATATTAACCATTTCGTTTGCGCCAATAGCATTGATCATTGTGTTTTCATCAAAGTATTCTTTAGCTAAAGCTAAGTAGACTTCACAAATTTTTGTCTGGAAAAATTCAAATCTTTCTGCATCGATGATAAATTTCTTTTTGTGTCGTGCAGCTTTAAATAATTCACCCCATGGATCGCCAACTGCTTTTTCTTCCAGCTCCTCTGGGATGTCAGCGATATTATAGAGCTCAGAAATTTGTCCTTCAATATATGGAAAATACTGCTCCCCAGTTCGGCCGCCAATAACAGTTGGCGCTTGGCCAGTCACTGACATTGAACGAACTCCAGGAAAATCGGATCCTTTAGAAAGTTTTGATCCATTAAGAAGAACGATTTTATCATCGCCTAACGTCACTTGATGTTCAGCGACTTTCGAGGCTGCGCGATTAATTTCAATCTGATAAGGTCTGAATTGTTTGATTGGAGATCTGTGACGAGGTGAAGTTTGAACTTCATCGTGACCCTCATAAACAATTGGAAAAATTCCGTATGGAAGCTCGCCCTGCCACAAAACACCGGCTTCGGTTGTGATGTAGAAATATCCCATCGGATACTCAGGACATGCTCTATAATAATATTCCCGTAAAGTAACTAAGCCTTTTTCTCGGCCGTAGTTTTGTTTCTGCGCATCGAAGACCACATACGTGTCATCTTTCATGCCTTCGATCATCGCCAATTTTTCTTCATCATCGCCGATCATTTTTTTCAACTCGTCAACGATAATTGTTTTTCTGATAATTAAAACTGGACTCTCATCCATAGTCTTTGCAGATGGATGACGTAAAAGATTGAATCCGTAAATTTTTTCAATTAAGATATCTCCAGAGAATACGGCCTCAGAGCTTGCAACCATTTGACCGGTTTGTGGGTCAACCTGGGGTTGTCCCTGCTCATCCACTGCCTGCTTATACCCTACAAATTTACCAGCTCTCGGATCAAAATACAATTTGGCCGCGACTTCGCCTACATCGAAGTATTCACCGGCCCATTCATGAGTGCGGCGTCGAATGTTTTGCTGTTTTTTCCCGTACTCCCAGACAGCTTGATTAAGCTCTGCGGACTTCTGATGGCGTAGATCAACGTCCTTTGATGGCATCACTCGGACACTGGCAGCATGGGATAATAAGATATTTTTTCTAACTTTGGAGATTTTGTAAATGTGGTTCTTCGTTAGGCGCATTTTTTGGTCGTTGGTCAGATTTTTTGACTCACGAACCCGGTCCCAGTACATCGAATTTCGGCGGTTATAATGCTCCCCGGATACTAATTGGAGGTTTGACCTTTGATCGGCGAATACTTCCTTATCAATTTCATCGGCTTCTTTATATAATTTATTTAAGTCTTCAATTGTTAATTCGGTTGGTTTCTTCGTCTCTTGGTCGCTCATCAGTTAGTAGCCCTTCTACAATCGCATCTTCATACGCTAGTGGGTCCTCGATATGTGAGACCGCAATTTCGTCCGAGACTTGATCCATCTCGTTTTTCAGAGCAGAAAGTTGTTCCGTTGTTTGTTGCTTACGAAACATGGCCGGGTTTGGCTTCCGTGCGGGAGCTTGTGTGCCCTCGCCGAAAATAACATGTATGTCGCCGTATTTAATTTCGGTTACACCATATTTTGTGCTGAGTTTTAGTATATTTTCAAGGTTTTTCAGTACTTTTTCGCCCGATATGGACTTTTTTTCGGTTTTTTCTTGCATCGCTTATCCCTCCATTAAATCGTTCCACTCGCCAAATTCAGCCTCGATGCTATCAACCTCTGGTCCTTTGTCAAAGAAGAAGGCACGTCTTTCTTCACCTGATTTTTTAGGCACCGGCTCTACAAATGGGGTCTTCAATTCCTCGGGCACTTCGATGGCTGAGAAGTCCCACGGCACTGCCATGCAGATATATCTCAAAGGATCGATTAGATCATCCTTAGCCTCACGTTTGTCCGTATTGGGCGAAAGGCTTGTCAATTCACTGACGAGCTTATCAAGTTCCGAGTCACCTCGGTGAATTTTAAGCATGCCCGATTTAAAGAGCATATTTAAAAGCGCTTCGCCGGATCCTTTAGATTTATCGGCCGGGATAAAGTTCTCACCTTGGCGGGATGCTATCATGAAAAAATCTTTCGCAGCGTAATCGTAAATTTGGGGTGAAACTGTTTTCCCAAGCTTCATTATTTTGTATCGATCAAGGATGTCTTGGGAAGTGGTCGGAATTCCATCTCCACGCCATCCTTTAATAACTCGGGCCTGCGTATTAGCTGGATTAACAGCAACCAATAACATTCCCGCCGGATGTCCGGATTTTCCACCCGATCCCGGATCCACTCCGCCGTAGATCTGCCACCCGTTATAAGGATGCGGGTCGCACATATTTTTTTCAGCGTCGAATGATTCATATTTCAAACCCTCCGATCGAACGAACCTTCCGTACACCCGTCTTTGCACTTCGGCCTCGGTCGGACAATTGGCGATCGCTCTTTTTATTTTTTCAGGCGTCCATGGGCTTGGAGATCCGTCTTCATAAAATTGAGAATCATAAAGTGAGATACACATTTTCAAAGCGTTTGGAAAATTCTCAGTAGCTCCGGCTCTCGGCTCCAAAGCATCCTTCCAATATTGCTGACCAAGAGTCGCCGTAAATACTTGGAGGAAATATCCATCCGTTGCATTCAGCCTGGCTTTTAATTCTGGAAGCATGTGAATCGGTAACTCCTCATCACACGTAAGCAGATAAACCGATGAGGCCTGAATATCGATAAGTTTCTGAGAGTACGCTTTGAACTGTAAAATAATTCCTGATTTGAAAACTATTTTATCAACTTGGCCTTTGACGTAATATTCTTCCCAGCCGTACACAGGATCGTTTTTATCTTTTGGTAAAAATTCCTGCCACTTGGTTTCAAACTCCGATGTGGCCAAGTTAAAGTTCGGGTAGAAATACCAAAACAAATTTGGAGTCTTTCCGGGCCAAAGCTTAGGCCACAACGCTTTGTTAGTGGCCCACTCAATATTTTTTCTAATAGCCGTTGAAGATTTGGAGAGCTGATTCGCGGCAACCAAAAGGATCTCCGGGTTAGTACTCTCAAAGACTTCCCGTGACCACTTATAAAAAGGATATCGATACAAATGTGGTAGAGCTTGTTTTGCTTTCTCAAGAGCTATCTCCGCTTCTAAAACTTTTATCCTATGGGCCTCAGCCGTGGAGGCACGCGCTCCCCCATTCACGTCGGATCCACGTCAATGATTGGGGTCGCCGATTTAAGCTGCTTCAATTCATGTTCAAGTTCAGCCGGCGATTTTTTCGTTGGCTGGTCAGAGGTCGAGTGAACATGCGCCCTCATATTGATATTTTTCGCAACCGGACCCACCACACGATTTGCAAGACTTTCGTAAAGTGACGTGATCGCCGCGACATTTTTTGCCGTGATCGGCGTGGTCGAGACGTAATTCATCAACCGATAGTGGAGGGTCTTAAATAACTCCTCAAATGATTCCTGATACGTCAAAGTTGGTAACATCATCCAGGCTACCCGATACGGATTTTTTAGAAGCCTTTCGTGAAATGCTTGGCGTGAAATTTTGTCGCCAATAATAAGGACCGTATCTATTTTCTCGCCGAGATCGACGAGCTCCCAAAGTCGCTTACGAACCCAGTAATCACTCGGATTAGGGTCGAACTGTTCCATCAGCGTGAGCTCGTCCATAGACCTAATGTTCTCTGGAAGTGATTCCCACACATCTTTGATTTTTGGGTGCACTAAATTTAAAGCATTCTGACGTAGGTTGACGACGTCCTGGTATTTCTCAATCTGCATAACCTTTATTAGACCCGCAGCCTCGTAACTTTGTCAACGTGGGGCTGGGTCTAGGGTTTGGTAAAAGGCACCGGAATCATGCCGCCCCAATAGAACTCGTCCTTTGGAATCGACTTCCAGAAATACTCGCTATCCTTCATCGCTTGGCGGATGAGTCGCACAGGCATATACGCCCTCAATAACCACTGATGGGTGATCGGATCCACTAAGCCATAGGTCCAATGCGACGACACTATTCTTTGACCGTTCTCCAAAACGTAAACGATATCGTAATTGTTCCAATCCGTTTTGGGGCGGCCGTATTCATGGCGTTCGGTGACCCGATATTTCGTCCCTTTGTAGGTTAAGAAAAGATTGTCTTCTTTTTCGTAGATCACTTTACCTCAAGGGAGGCGGGCACGTTGTTCAGGCGTACCTAGCGACCGGCCTACTATAGTTCCCGATCTCGCATCCATTCAAATAAAAGTGCCGCCGAGTGCTGGCTTTGGTCGGAGCGGCCTCGACACAGTATGTGGCCAGATCACAGAAGGTTTTGTATATCAGCTTTTCACCTTCATTCCGCTCCGGTGGCGACGAGCTACCAGGCTGAATCAGATTACAATTTGGAGAGTAGCTTGGCGCCTATGGCGCTTCAACTAAAAAATTAAATTTTATAAAATTTTTATTTTGGCGAATGGAGGAGCATGTATCATATACGACAAGAGAGGGTGGGGTGCCCCTCTCAAAAATTCTAGAACTTTATATACGTTTTAATCAGATCAATTGGTCAACGATCTATTAGTCTATTATAAGGTTGAGTCATTCCAATTACTTAATACTAGATACTTTATCAAAGTCTCTAGCGCGAGCGCCCGCCGCGACGTCGCGGGGTCGCTAGGTTGCGTATAAGCGTGGAGCCTCTCGACCCGAAATACTCCAGAGGATTTTTCGTTCCGATGCGGGCCGCATGTCTTTATATAAGATAACTACACTGTTATAGTTTAGTCATTGACTTATTGTTTGACATAAACTGAATTAGTGTAGTATATCAAACGCTTACAAAACATTAACCCTAAACGTGAATAGAAGTTCGACGCATCACCAAGTGTCTCGAGTAAATGAATTCAACATGTTAGACATTGGCACATCGAGTGCATTAGTTATATGTATCGAACGCAATCACGCGGACGAATTTGCCAAGGAGCAACCAAATGAACAAATCTTATTTTACAATACAATTTGCACAAGTCGGCGATGTCTTAAGACTATGCGCTGGAAGCTATGTTTTAGTTATCGGTAAGAAGACAATGGACCAACGCCGATCAAATGATTTCTACTATACTCCATGTAATTTCGACGGATCTCTTACAACTAAGAAGTATATCATGTCAGCCGCTAACTACATTCACAATTCAATCATGTTGGATTCAAAATTTGAGAACATCGAAGCAGTCAACCACATAGAGTTAAGAACTTATACTGTTTTTCACAATTGTAAGAAATACGTTTGGAGACTTACATCTGATTCTGAGATCAATGACCACATGGCACATCTAGATGATCGCTATGCCTTATTTGCTGATACAGCCTCAAGTGAATTTCAAAAAGAATATGGTCGAAACGAAGATCGAAACTACCATACCGAGAATGGAAACAGCGTTGCAGCATATTGCGGTAAGTTTCTGGTTTCTAAAATCATGAAGGCTAAGGGGTGGTAAAATGAAAACATTCTTATTCGCTTTTTTATATCCAATTCCAGGAGCTAAAATGTATCGCCCTCAAACTGTAGAAATAAAAGCCGATACACGCGAGAACGCTAAAGTAAAATTCATATCATTATATCCACATGTGAAAATCACGGAAATCTTAGAGAAAGAGGAGAAAGAAAATGTTTAGCAGATCATACAGACTTGATACTTTACACCATAAATTCTTAAAACCTAAAGCTATTCCGATTGATCGCCTTGAGGAATTCGCCGTGGCCCTTTGGGAAGCTAAGTTCATTGATTTTGTCCCAAATAAAGACATGCGAAATCCGAACATCGAACGTTATGCGGACACCGAGAAAATGACATCAAGAGAACACCGCGACGAGCTCTTTAAAATAGTGGAGTCATTCAAATGAAATACTTAAATGACGAATCGAAAAAAGCTTTGGAATTGTTTTGTTGGAATCGAATCACAACGGACCGCCGAAATGCTTGTATGATTCTTTTAACACTAACAGCGGGACCGCGTGCAACCGAGCTTTTGAATTTAACGTGGAAAACCCTTTCACCATGTAAAGTGAAATTTAAAACCTTAAAGCGTGGCAAAAACCGTGAAGTGTTTATCAGTGAAGCGCTTTACGCCGAGTTGCTAGCTTTACGGACTGAACAAGACCGCGACGACGATCGCATATTCAAAATATCATATCAGCGCTTTTATCAGATCTGGAATGAATGGCGAGCCACGCCGAACACCATACACGGTCTACGTCATACCTTTGCAATGAGCGTTTATGATCGGACTAAAGACCTTCGCATGGTTCAGAAGCTATTAGGCCATAAAAGTCTAGCGTCAACGTCAGTGTACTTGGAAAAAGAATTCTCAGACAACGAGCTGAAAAACGCCGTGGGGGTTTAAATGAAGCATTTACTTATCGCAATTCTAATTACGCACGCGCACGCGATCACGCACAACCCCGCGTATGCGCGAGCCGACGCGAGAGTCGAAAATTTTATCAACGAGACCGAGGCAATGGCTTGGGAAGGGTACGGAGTTTGTGGACTCAATAAAGATCCACTTGAACTTGGAACTTGTCGGGCTCAAATGATGATTCGAGTGGTCGCTATGAAGCACGCCAAAGTTTGCTATAAAGCTTTCAAACGATCACCGAGTTCGGATTGGGATAGTTGGAATCAGCGAACGAAATGTTTTACGAAGTAGGAAACGAGCGAGGCGGTGTGAACCCGTGAAGCACCCCACTCGTGAGTAAGGAGGAACTGGGACGTCAGAAAAGGACGACTCTTTATCGGATGACTTATTCAGAAACTTTAGCGTTTAAATAGACCGCATTGAAAAATCTATTCTTACTTCCCAAGAAGCATGGTTTAGCCTCAAACCCTAGACCTTCCATCGCCGCAATAAATTCCTCGTTGGAGACATACTCGTTAATTTCCCGCTCACAAATATGCTTATATTTATAGCTAGACCGCGACGGTCGAATGGTCTTACATTTGGAAAGATTTTTTCCTATCCAAGCATTAATTTTTTCATTCATTTTTACCTCCTTTAACGCACCACGAAAATGTGGAAAACTTTTATCAAAAGAACAAGAGAACAGAGAACAAGAGATTTGGCAAAAGTTTTATAGAATCTGGAGCGTACATTCTCACATTCCACACACACATTCTATACATATACTATAATATTATAATATTTATATAAAAGTTATTGTTCTCTTGTTCTGTACTCCATCATATTAAGTAAAATCAAGCACTTAATAAAGAACAAGACCTTGTGATCTCTTGTGGTAAAACCCCTATTCTCTTGTTCCAAGCGACAAAGTTTCAAAGTTTCCCATCTCCAACATCATTCCGTCAAAAAGTTCCATCATGTGATTCGAGCCGATTTTCCGGAACGAGAGAATTTTTCGGAACAAGAGAATCAGAATTTCCGAGCCTTGCGTAGTGCTTACCATTTGGGCGTGTCACTGCGCGTAAAGCGCGATCTTTTGAGTCCGTTGTGGTGTGAAAAAACTGTCGAATTTCGTAGTCCGGAATGAGCCTTTTGAGCTGTTTTCCGAAGTTATTTGGGTTTGTCGATTTGTAGCCGTTGGTCTGGCAGTATTCCGAGTAGAGTTTATACATGGTGGGGTTGGTAACAAAATCTTTATCATGTCCGTTTCCAAGTGGGTGTACTTCCAAAGCGGTTTCTTTCCAAAGCGCCACAGGATCACCTTCAAGTTTGTACTGATTAAGCGCGTTCTTTGATGAGTCTGGAATATCAAAGCGCCCTCTAGCTTTCAAAGCGACATAGGCACGAAGAACCAAATTAGCAATGCCTGGAAGTTCCGTAAGTAATTTTTGCTCGATGAACGGGTCAAAATCTTTATCTGTGTCTGTGAAGGTTGCATTAAAAGGAACGATGATGAGCCTTCGATAAAACCCATGGCTTGAATCATACGATGAGGGAATATTATTACAGAGCATGAGTAGTTTTGTGGTCATTCGTACTTCGTAAAGATTTTTATAAAGCTTTTTTGCAGCAACGATCCCGCCGGTGACAAGATTTTTGAAAACATCAGAATCATTAAATGCTTTTTTCGGAGATTCTTCGGCGATATTAATTAATTTTCCATCCATTAATGCAAGAGCATTTCCATCAGAGAATTTATTTGCGCTGACGGCCGCCGTATTTAACTCTCCAAATACAGCACGGATTGTATTTACAAAAGTTGATTTTCCATTTGATCCTTCGCCGGTGAGAATCATACATTTCTGCGCCCAGCAAGAATCACCGCTGATGGCGTAGCCGCAGTACTCGAGAATTAAATTCGCTAATGGGGCATCGCCTACAGTGATACGCTTCATGAAGGCTTCGAATTGTGGGGCGGTGGCGTTTGGATCGAAATTATAGGGGAGAACATACCGAAAACCGATTTCTTTATTTGCGGGCTCTAATTTTTGAGTGTCGATGTCGTAATATCCGTTTTTGAAATTCATTTTACGCTGCGTTTTTTGCGTGAAAAAAGAAATGGGAGTGACATTTGTTCTCAAAACTAGCTTTACAAATTCGGACACCATGTTGTTTTTTGCAGTTGGGAATAAATGCTTTTGTGCAAAAGATTCGATGTAGACATCTTGCATGTATTCATAATGAGTCCCATTCCAAACCATACACTCTTTTGATTCACCCAAGATTCGATAATTATGGATGCGTTCAAAATAAAGTCGAAGGCCTGAATAATCGGGAACTTTAATTGGAGTTTGGCCTTTGTACACAGTGACATGAAAGCCTGAATCAAATGAAGCAATGTCACCAACGAAAATTCCGTTTTTATCATGCTTGGTTTGAATTTTTGGCGTGTGCATTGGATCGTGTAGTGGAATTTCTCCGGTGTAATCTGGTTTTTCAAGTTTCTCAGTCGCCTCGGTGAGAATTTCATCAATTTCTTTTTCATTTAGTGGTTCCGGCCCGATTTGCTTTTCAATATCTTTTTTAATTTCGCTCAATGCTTCCTCCGGAGTGTCATAGGCACCACTCATCAACACATCATTATAGTCTGATCCCGAAGTAAGAAGTGTGATTGACGGCATAGCAACCGAGACGCCTTGATATTTTTTATTAATCTTCTCCCACATCAACTCGCCGGCGTTCTCAGGTTTCTCCCAGTCATTATCAACAACTACAATGACGCGCACTTTATCTTCGCGCTTTTTAAATAGCTCTAAAATATTTGGAATGTTATCAATACCAAAAGCACAAATCGCCCAGCCACTCATCGCCACACTTACAGTCATAGCGGTAGCTAATCCTTCACAAATATAAACCGTGTGAAGATCAATCTCTGGTTTTGCAAATACATCTAAAAATAATCCTGATTTTTTCCCGCCAAGGTTTCTTTTCGATCCATCAGCTTGAATGGATTGCACGTTCCAAATTTTACCACCAATGTCGTGCATGGGAACCATGAGCATAAAAGAGTGATTAATGTCTTTTTTCCAATTATGTCTGAAAGTGGGAAGCGGCAGAGTGCCGAGAGGCCACTTGCGGCTAAGATAAGTAGCCCCCGTGACTTCCTCCCGACACTCCTCCCCAAAAATTAATTCAGCGGTCTTAGATAAAGAATTTTCTTTAGAAAGTTTTTCCTGTTTTGCCTGATGTTTTTCTTCCGGCGTTTTTAATTGAACGTCTTTATGTGAGTGCCAAGTTTCAAAGCGATCACCCCAACTAAATGCCCCAAAAGTGAATCGATAGTTTCCTTTGTTATTTTTAATCGCAATGTAGCGAAGTTTCGTAGCAGTTTGTGAACATTTCACTTCATGCCAGGTGCCGTCGAATTCGATGGGTTCATTAATTTTGTAGCCGTGACTTTGTATAAACGCGCTTAGTTGATCTTGTTGCTCGAACATTATAGGTCCCCTCTAACTTATCTTTAGTGGTCTTAAAAAAGGTTGAACCTCTATCATTTCAAGAAAGGGGGGTAATGAGTCAAACAAAATAGGTCGATTATTTTTATTGACACGTAGTTCACTAAAAAATAAGGTTAACGGGTAAACATGTATAAACGGTTGGAGTTTAAATGAGCAAATTAGGTAAGCTTGTAGAAGATCGTCGCAAGCAATTAAAGATGACTCAAACGGACCTTGGGATAGTCTTAGGTTTGGGTTCAAAAAATGGTGGACAGTTTGTTTCTAACGTGGCAAGGGGCACTCATAAATGGCCGCCGAATCATCTGCCAGCAATTTGTCGTGTGTTAAAAATTTCACGAAGCGAAATGTGCACACAATTTTTGGCGGACAAAAAAGATGAGTTCGATAAATTATTTGAGAAGAAAAAAGTATGACAGAGCACGAGCAGACCATATCGAGGCTTCGTGAAATGATTGCGGAGTTAAATTCAAAATTAGAAATTCGGTCTGCGATGCTTGCAACCCTTGCTCCTTATATTACAAATGCAGTTGAAGCAGTGGAGGCACTTCCACCTTATGCGATGATGGAGTTTTTTCGTCGCCATGAGGCGGACTTTTTAAGGTTCAAGGATGAGTATGGAAAAGAACACCATGTTTGCCAAAATGGGGATAAGGCTAAATCATGAGAATGATGTACATAAGATTCCTCTGGACGATATTTTTGATCACGTGCCTTCTGTTAATTGCCACTGCTCTCCTTTCCAAAGTGACGAAAACAAGCGTGATATTAGCGAAGGAAGAAGTGAGGTTGCTGTATGGAACCACAAACGGATAAGAAGCCAGTTGAATTAAAACCGGTGGAAATTAATGAAGAAGATGCGTGGAAGTTAGTTAAACTTTCATCATTAGAATTGTTAGCTAAAGATCACGAGGAGAAAAATAAGTAATGGAACTCTGGGACCATAAACTAAAAATTTATGTAGGACGAATGGATCTTTATAAGATGGATAGGGAGATTCGACGGGGGTTTTACGTTTTCTGCGCACAAAAGGTTCGTATGGGCGTGAAGTACTCCTCAAGAGAATTTATGTATTGGTACTATTTTCACCCAGTAAGAAAAAAATTAATAAACCCACAGGTTGGCAGAAAAGATCACGCCAAAGTATACAGCTTCGACAATATACATTTCGAGGAGCGCACATCAAATCTACAGGAAAGAAACGCTCGATGCGGTTACCCCGGCAGAACCTCTAAAAAGGTTAGGGTGACTTTACCGAATGGTAAAAAAGAAACTTTTAATCGAATAAAAGATGCCGCAGAGAAATATAAAGTGGATATAAAAACCATATATAACAGATGTACGGGACGCACTAAAGATGTAGGCCATAGTCCGCTCAAGGGGATAAAATTTTCATGGGCGAAATGAAACTGTGGCAACATCAAACAGAAGCGATTAAAAAAGCACTTCCGTTGCATAATTATGCACTACTGTTTGAACCGGGGACTGGTAAAAGTGCGACTATTATTACGATCCTTCGGCATAAATATGCAGAGCACAAAAGAGTGTTAAAAACTTTAATTCTCTGTCCGACGGTGGTTTGTGATAATTGGCTTAACGAATGGGAGAAGTTCTCCAAAGTTCCAAAGGATCAGATCGCGGTGCTTGCCGGATCATCTTATGACCGAGCCTCACAGGTATCATCTGGAAAATATAATATCTTAGTTTGTAATTATCAGACGATGCTCATGCCAAATGTGATCGATGCTCTTTTTAAATGGGGAGTTGAGGTGATGGTGGCTGATGAGTCGCACCGTCTTAAAAGTCCCGGAGCAAAAACCACGAAGGCCGCCATTGGCCTCGCCAATTACGCAAAATATCGCTACATCTTAACAGGCACCCCGATATTAAAAAACTTAATGGATTTTTATTCACAGTTTAAATTCCTTGATGGTGGTGAAACGTTTGGGACAAATTTTATATTTTTTAAGAATAAATATTTCTACGACAAAAATGCAAACGCCCCCTCTCATGTGACTTGGCCCGATTGGCGAGTCAGGGATGGTGCGACTGCGGAGGTAAATGAAAAGATTTACCGCAAAGCTTCGCATGCTGAGAAATCAAAGTGTTTGGATCTTCCGCCATTAGTTAAGAAAAAAATTTATGTCGATCTTTGTCCTACGCAATTAAAAGCATATCGAGAAATGGAGAATCTTTTTATCACAACGGTGAACAATCAAGTCTCCACGGCATCGATCGCTTTAACTATGGGTTTACGATTAATGCAGATCACATCTGGTTTCTTGACAGTGGAGCAAGAAAAAGATGGAGTGATCACAAAGCAAGTTACGAAATTTAAACAGAATCCAAAGGCGGAAGCGCTCGCGGATATTTTAGAAGACATTGCACCCCACCATAAAGTAATTGTGTGGGCATGTTTTAAGGAGGATTATGCGAGCATTAGAGAAGTCTGCGAGAAGGCTGGATTTAGATATGTTGAGCTCCACGGAGAAACTAAAGATCGTAAAAGCGTTATCGACGATTTTCAGTCTGACGAAGGGGTACGAGTCCTTATTGGCAACCAAGGAGCTGGAGGGATTGGAGTCAATCTTACATCAGCAAGCTACGCAATCTACTACTCAAGGAGCTTTAGCCTTGAACACGATATTCAGTCAGAAGCAAGGAATTATCGAGGTGGCTCTGAACGCCACGATTCGATTACCCGAGTTGACCTCGTTGCCAGATCCACTATCGACGAAAAAGTCTTAGAGGCATTAAGCGCGAAACAAAATATTTCAGATGAAGTATTGAAAGGTATGATTTTTAAAAAATGAAACCAGCATTATTTGAATTTTTCATAATGATCGATTACGACGGTATAAATGTTGGCTGGCGCGGTGATTGTAGTACTACTTGGCTGGAATTTGATAGCGAAGAAGATGCGCTTGCAGTTATTCAAGCGTGGAATAAATTTATTAAAGAAGATTAAACGTGGTGGTCCGGCCAGCCCGAAGTGGCCGGAAATTTTAACGATAGGAGAGAAAATGTTAGACGAGATCAAAAGTGCAATAGAGAAGAATTTACCAACTCAAGTTGGAAAAGTTTTACAAGAAGAATTAGCGGCTGGAGCTTTTGCTAAAAAGCAAGTTCAAGAGCTTGGAAGTAAAATCGCGGAGCAATCCAACGATATTTCTAAAATGGGTGCAGAGTTAAAAACCCTCAGAGAGCTTCAAATTAAAAAAGAAGAAGTTGAGAAAAAAGAGCGTGATTATGAGATCACCAAATTAAAACATGAGCTTGAAGTTCAAAAGAGTGTGAATAACCAAATTAGTAATTTTGTCAGCTTGGTAGTTAAAAACCCACAGTACACTCAGTATGGGAACATTCCTATGCTACAACCGACTGGCAACGGATACTCCAATATAACTTCCCAATCATATAGTAATACTTCTGAGGTGACAAAATGAATAAGACGCAATTAATCGAAAAGATCGCAGATAGAACTAATCAACCAAAGCAAAGAGTTGAACAGATTATAAATTCTTTTGTGGATGTTGTGAAAACATCGGTGAAAAAAGGAGACGACGCTAAGATCATTGGCTTTGGAACCTTCACTAAACAAAAGCACAGATCTAAAATGGGCCATAACCCACAGACAAAAGCACCGGTTCACATCCCATCACGATGGCTTCCAAAGTTTCGTGCCGGCCAAGAATTTAAGGCGTTGGTGAAATAGTGGATGCGCCTAAGAAACAATATTGCGTTTGGGTTAAAGAAGATGAAAATGGTGACGGTGGCTATTTTCAAGATTATGACTCAATCGATGATGCAGCCGAGGACACAAGTAATACTGACCATGAAAATGGTGTGGAGATTTTTGAAGCCATCTATAAATCGATTGGTAAATATAAACGTGAGACTCGAACCATCAAAGTGCCAAAGCGGAGTAAAAAATAATGGAAAAAAAGTTTAACTCGCAACGTCCCGTTGAGATGACGTTTTCACAGTTTGACTCTGATGGGAAAAAACAAATCACGGCTCAAGGGGTGTTTCATTGTTGGGGACAGAGATCGGTCTTACGAAAAATAGATCCGGACTCTCCAAAATCATTTAACACCCAAGAAACAATTGGAGTGTGTGAGCTCCCCACAGGACAAATTCGTTTAATCAAACCAGAAAAAATAATTTTTTTAGATAGAAAAGGAGTTTAGATGAAAACTTTAAAAACTATGACTTTATGTATTCAGGACAACCCAATATCTGTGATTTGTCCGGGACATGTTAATTTAAAAACTTTCAATCGTGCTTTCAAAGCAGAGGGTTGGAGTGATATTGGAGACTATGAAAAAGTCGAATATATTTACGGAGTAAAAATTCCAGCAAGAAAACGCGGCGAGTGGAAGTTTAAACAAGTTCCACCTGAAACAAAAGGAGCGAAGCCATACACATGGACTTCGTGGGATTAATATGAGTTCGCAATCAGCTTTTAAACAAACCAAGGCTTCAAAATATTATCGAACATTTGAAATGGTTGAAGCCAAGAAAATCCGGGAAGCGGATAAAAATAAAAACGCCATCAATCATGTTAAAAGAGATGACGGATCTCCTTTAGGGTTTCGCTTTGAAGGGCCGAAGAAACGTGATCTCACACCGGCTCAAAAGAATGCTCGCAACGTAGCGAAGCGCATGAGAAAGGCGGGGTAATGATTGAGTCAGGGGATATATTTTTTACTAAGTCTGTGTCGCTAGGATCAGAAAAAGGTTCAACTAAATTTGAACTCAAAGCTCCGGTATTTGGGGTTCTTCTGGGAATGGTCAAGCCAAAAACAAAACAGCCCACAAAGAACGAAGTCGTGCAAGTGATGACAAATATAGGATTAATTCAGTATGACGATCTCGTCGAAGTGTTCGGCGAGAAAGAATTAGAAACAAAGCTACTTCCATTTTTAAAGGAGAAATACAAATGACATTCTGGGGATTATTAATAGCACTAGCGTTTTGTGGATTTTTAAGTTGGATTTTATTACAGATTCCAATGCCGGTTGTGATTAGAAATATCATCTTAGGTGTGATTGCTTTTGCGATTGTAATTTTTGTGCTCCAATTTTTTGGAGTCCATACAGGCCTAACAGCGTTGAAATTGAGTTAGTTGTGAAGTTGATTTCTGTGTCTGGGAAATACGCGAAAGCGGACAATGAATTATTTCATTTCCTCAGTCGCTTTAAGTGGGTCCTTCATTCGGAAGGATATGCGCGAACCACCTTTAAGGGGAAGTTTGTGTATATGCACGAGTTCGTGTGCCTCCCCACTCCAGGACAAGTAATTGACCATTTAAACTTTGACCGACTTGATAATAGAAAAGTGAATTTAAAGCTAACAACCAACATAGAAAATCTTTTAAGAAATAAAAATCGCATGAGAAAAGATCTCGGCGTTTCCAAATTCCACATTAATGGAAAATGGCGTGCACGAATTACCCGGAATGGTAAAGAAATTCATTTAGGACTTTTTGATTCAAAAGTAAAAGCCATTGAAGCACGAAACAATTGGATGAGGAGAAACGGATGACTCAAATGGTGATGTTAAGTGGTAAAATGGGATCTGGAAAAACAACAATCGCAGATGCGTTGAAGGTTCGCGCAAAGCAGCTTGGGTACGATTACGTGGGGAGCATGAAGTTTGCAGACACATTATATGAACTCCACGAATACCTTCTGAACAAAATGGAAGGACTTACGGGACAACCTCGGGTTAAAAAAGACGGCCCACTTCTCCAGATGTTGGGGACGGAATGGGGCAGGAAAACCTTCGGTGATAACGTATGGGTGAATATTCTAAAGAATAAAGTTCTCAAATTCGACGGTGGTCAATCAAAGCGACTAATCATCGTAGACGACTGTCGATTTGAGAACGAGTTCGATGCCTTCCCGGAAGCCTTAAGAGTCAGGCTTGATTGTCCAGAGCATGAGCGAAAAATCCGATGTTCCGCTTGGCGGGATAATGTGAATCACCCATCCGAGACGGGTCTTGACGAATACGCTAAAAATAAAAAATTTGATTTATATTTATACACTGGGGAAATGCACGACCAAAATAATAACGTCGAGCATGCGGTATCGATGATTTTTTCCAAATTACAGCGCGGAAGCTGGCTGGAGGTTCGAAGTGATAACTGATGAAATGAAGGAATACTTCACGCTACGAACCAGAGCCCATTTATTTTTGGTTAGAAAGTATTCTGACAAAATTGCGGCACTCCAAGACCCTAGGATTAATCAAGGTCTTTTGGATTTAGAGCGCGATGAGCATGATCAATATAAGTGGCAGGAACCAGAATATACTCCATATCTTTACATCACTTGGAATTATTACTGTAAGCGTAAAAAAATTCCATTTGAGTTGACCGAAGATATTAAAAACCAAATGCACGAGGCGACGTTCCATCATATAAAAATGCATAAACACCACCCTGAGTTTTGGGATAAGAATGTTACCATTGCGGGACTAAATAAAGATGACCGAGATCGACCGGCAGAGGGCCAACTTGTAGATGGGTCACAAATGCCTGACACCTATGTTGCCGCTATGGTTGCCGATTGGTGTGCCATGAGTGAGGAGCTCGGGACTAATTCCCCAAAAGATTGGGCCGATAAAAATATTAACATCCGATGGAAATTTACAGATGATCAAGTGAGTTTTATATACTCGCTTATTGGAAAGGTTTGGAATAAATGATGTCACGGCAAGAAATTCACATGGAAATAATGGCACTCGTTCCAGGGCTTGAAGTGGGTGATCACATGGACACCGCTCATAAAAAGATTTTAGCACGGCTTCAAGAATTGACCGCGGAAAACCAGCGCCTCCGCGATGGAACCAAAATGGTGGATGCGCAAATTCAGGAACTTAAAAAACAAGGAAAATTAGGATGAGTCGTGAAGAGGTCGCCAAAGTTTTAAAGGAAGCTTTAGATCAAAAACCCGAATCTTTAATGATCGTTTACAGAGCGGGGGATCAGTTTAAGACTAATGTTATTGCAGGCGTTGAGGCCCATTATATGCGAGATCTTTTAAGTATTTATTTACATAACATTGTGGCCGCACAATTTCGGCGAGACATTCCAAACCCAAAGGAGGGTGAGCATGTTAATTGATGATTTAGGACTTCCGAAAGATACCGGAGCATCGGATCTCCAAGACTCTAGCCGACTCGCTGGAATTATGACCGTGTTCGGGATGCAGCCAAAAATCCCGCTTGAGAAGTATGTTGTTAATACTCAGCTTCTAAGCGGACCGCAAAAACTAAAGTATGTCCGGCACCCCAACCAATACGTGTATGATTTTTCCAGAGATCAGGCACTTTGCCTCATGGCTGGGTTTTATTATCACGGACAATATGAGCTTGTGAACCGTGACTGGGTTAACGGGAAAGATTGGTTTTTCCCAAGCCACCAAGGCCATGTCCGCCGATGCAAAAATCAGACGGCTAATTGGTTTCAAGATCTATGGCTTTGGGTGGATACGTGGTATGCGGCTAAATACAATAAATTGGGAGAGCCGAATCAGCTTTTATCTATGCTCATGGTGGCGGATAAAAAGTATTTGAAATATTGGTTGAAGACCAACGAGCTTTGGAAAATGGCGATCACCGGGTATTGGTGTGGGTGGCGAGGCGAGCCCCAACTTGCAGAGCAGATGATAAAAGTCTTGCAAACATACGAAAGTTAAATAACGATTAGTTTTACAAGGAGGCTCAAATGGCAACAAAAAAACCAGCAAAGAAAAAAGTTAAAAAAACTGCATCATCTAAAAAAGGTAAGAAGTAGTTTTCAGGCTCCGGTGTTTAAAATAAATTTCGTTTACACTCACCGGAGCCTAGCATCATATTTAAAATTTGACTCCACCTCAAACCCAAGGGCATGCTGAAAACATCCCGAATACGGATAGAAAATGAGGTTCAATGGATGCAAGTTTATCAGAAGTAAACCTACTCACCGAAAAGTTTCTCACACTCAAAAAGCAAGTTGAGGAGATCGAAGAAACTCAAATCAAACCACTCAACGAAGAAATAGCAACGATTCAAGGCAAGCTTATTGCATTACTTGAAACTAATGAATTAAAAAAATTCTCATCAAGCGCAGGATCGGTTCTCTTGGTCGTCGATAAAAAAGTCGATATGCCAAAAGGGGACGATAAAATTACGTTTGTGGAATTTATGAAGCAAATTGGCGAATGGGATACGATGGCGTCTATTCATCACGCTTCACTTAATTCGTGGTTTAAAGGCAAACTTGAAAATGATGCACTGTTTGTGGCTCCGGGATTAGGGTTACCAAAAGAAAATAAATATTTAAAGAGAGGAAAGTAAAATGGAAAAACAAGTTACAACGAAAAAAGCAGCTCACGAGGTTCAAGCCTACAACCCAGCAATGGATTTATTAAATTCTGCACCGGACTTGGCGCAGGATCATTTAAGAATTTCCAAAATTAAAATGCACCAAACTACAACCACCGGCCGCCAAGGTATGGTTGGAGAATTGTTTACAACCCAAGATCTATCTAAGATCGCCGGTCCAGGTGAGAAAATTATTTTCTACCCATTAACTTATAAATTATCCTGGTATCACAATAAAAAATCCCCTACTGATCAAAAGCCAGTTCCAACGGGAATCACTGACTGGAAGTCAGCTTCTCAGTACGAATGGAAAAAACAACATGCAGACGGAACGATTGAGCAGAATTTTCAAACCGCTACATTTTTTGTGGTGTTAGAGAAAGATCTCAATAATCCAGTTCCGAATGTTCATCAAATCGTAATTTCATCGACAAGCTTCACAGCCGCAGCCCTCCCTTTAATGAACCGCTATGCTGACCTAAAGCGGAATCAAATCGAGCCGTGGTTGTGTAAGTTTGCCTTATCATCAGAGCAATCTAAAAAAGGTGCCTGGTACGTTTTCAAAGCTGATCCTGTAGTCGGTAAAGAAGGGCAAGAAAAAGCCTCTCCAGACAAATGGGACGTGTTAAGAAAATGGACTGGAACTTTATTTGATATGCAGGCGAAAGGCGCCATCAATCAAACGGCAGAGGATTTATCTTCTGACGTTGAAGGTGCAGAGCCAACGACTCCGACACGCGATCAAGATTTGCAGTTCTAATATGTCCGACATAAATTTTGTAATCCTGGGCGATAAATTCGCCTGGGATGTCACCTCATCCGAGGGTAAGCTCACATGGAATAATTGTGGGGATTCAGCCGTTTTGCTCCAAACTTTACGTGAAAGTAAAGAGCGCATTATCGATTCTGAAACCACAGGATTGAACGTTTTCTTAAATGAAGTGTTCTCTTTGGCATTTAATATTGCTGGAATAAACTACTACGCCAATTTCCAAGACTATTCAAAAATTGAAACGATTGAGCCGGATTTTGTTCTAGGCCCCGAGATGCGGGCAAACATAATTGAATTTTTATCTGATGAAGTTTTATGGATCGGGCATAACCTTAAATTTGATCGCCACATTATTAAGAATACTTTTGGTGTGGGAATTAAGGGACGTCTTTGGGATACCATGGTGATCGAGCGGCTCTTAGAGAATGATCACATGAAATATAATTTAGCTTCATGTGTGGAAAGAAATGTTCCGGGTTTTGCTAAAGACGATGCGGTTGAAGAATATATCGACCAGCATGGCCTTTATCGGACTCAGCAAGTGTTTGGAAAGAAGAAACAATTTGTTGAGAAATTTTATCATTTAGTTCCATTTAGTATTATGGCTCCGTATGCTGCCCGTGATGGCGACGTCACGCGGCGGCTTTATTTATCTCAGCTTAAACGTATCGAAGAATACAAAGAAAAAAATATAAAGTTTGGCCCCAAGCTCCAAGATCTCGTGGATATGGAGATTGACCTACTTTCTGTGTGTTGCGATGTCGAGGAGCGTGGGGTTTTAGTTGATCAGGCTTTCTGTAAAGAAGGAATGGAGTCATCTCGAAAAGTTGTCTCTTACGTTGAGGGCTGGTTCAAAGAAACTTACAAAGCTGAGTTTAAAGATTCAGTAGAAGAACTCGGTCCTTATCTTCGTAATGAAGGGGTCGAGATCGGAACGACAGAATCCGGCGGCGAGTCTATTAAAGAAGATGTGCTTGCAGCTTATCCAGATAATTTGTTAGCTAAAAACATTTTACTTCATAGAGAGCATTCAAAGCGGGCGAACACATATTTTCAGAATTTTATTAATCTCTCTAAGGCTGATGGGTGTTTACATCCTGATATGAAACAATCTGGAACTCGAACGGGAAGGTTTTCATATTCTGATCCGAACCTCCAAAATATTCCAAAAGAAGATGATTCTGAATTTCCAATTCGTCGGGCTTTGAAGCCACGACCTGGATATTTTTTCTTCATGCCGGACTACAACCAAATGGAATTTCGGATGATGCTTGATTACGCGGGAGAGATGGAGCTGATCGATAAAATTAAATCAGGCCATGACCCCCACCAAGCGACTGCGGATTTGACTGGGCTTACAAGGAAAGCTGCGAAGACTCTCAATTTCGGATTACTTTACGGAATGGGGATTCAAAAGCTCGCCAATGCTATCGGGGTTATTTATCAAGTGGCCAAAGAATTTAAGTGGCAGTATTTCAGAAAGCTTCCATTTGTGAAGCGGATTATTTATCAATCATCAGATGTGGCTAAAGCTCGGGGTTTTGTTTATACTTGGAGTGGTCGAAAGCTCGATTTCCCAAAACCTGATTTTGCCTATAAAGCTATTAACGGAATCATTCAAGGGGGCTGCGCTGATGTGGTTAAAAAAGCCATGATTAAGCAGCATAAAAATCCACTGATGTACGGGGCAGAAATTGTGATCCAGGTTCATGATGAGATCTTGTTTGAGGTTCCCTTGAACGATACCCGTGGGATGCGCTTTATCGTGGAAACGATGGAGAGTATTTATCCTTACAGATATTTGCCATTGACTGTAGGGCTATCTTACTCGTTACAATCTTTCTATGACGCGATTGACGCCAAAACCTTTGAAGAAATTGACCAAGCCATTGGAAAGCAATTTGAAGGGGAAGGTAAAGAAGTTTCTGGAGAACCTCCCACACACATGGTTTGTTAAGACTCAAGAACGAAGTGTGCGAGGGATTCCGGATTATTTAGTTTGCGTGAATGGAAAATTTGTGGCGTTAGAACTTAAGCGCTCCAAAGATGAATTGATGCGGGGAACCCTTCAATTCAACAATGTCGAGAAGATCACACTGTTAGCAAAAGGATATGCGACTTTCGTGTATCCAGAAAATTGGGACAAAGTTAAAGACGATTTAAAAAGAATGCTGAAAGGAGCATAAGATGGAAACAGAAACCCAGAAAACAAAATTAGAGGTTGTAAAAAACCAACAAACTGAGGCGCCAACTAATTGGCCAACGATTAAACTTACATACGGGGATATTCGTAATCCAAATTTTACTTCCGTATTTCAGCGCTTGGTGGACAGTCAACTTCCATATCAAGTTCAAAGAAATATCACGGCTCTTGGGAAATTGATCAATAATGAGCGCATGGATTGCCAAACTAAGATCAATGAAATTTTCTCTCAATTCGGGGAAGATTTTACTCCAGAAGGTGCGCCGGCAGGATCGCCACCAATGAAGCGCATTAAAAAAGAAAATGAGCAAGCCGCCGATGATAAATTAAAAGAATTGATGGAAGTCGAATTTGAAACTGGTTTCAAGAAATTTAGCCCAGTAATTCTGACAGCATTTGATTTGAGCGCAAGTGAGCTTTTATCTCTTGCACCCATGTTTACAGACGAGCTATTAGCTAGCCCGGCTCCGACATCTTCTGCTTCGCCTTCTCCTTCAACTGTGCAATAGATTTGACAGGGGCCGGATGCTCAGCGCCAACTTTGGCGGCGGCTTCTTTGTGTTTTTCAATATGGGGTTGCAAAGCTTTCATTAGTTTTGCGTCCCCTTTTATTTTCTCAGCTTCCATCAAAGATCCGATGTGACGATCGATCTCGTGTTTTTCAAGTTTCGCCTCATGAGAGTTTTCATGATCTGGACTCTCGTATGGAGGTTCAACGTGAGATTGTGGGATCGCGCCTATGCCGGATAATTTATTTTTCTTCATTTGTTTTTTTCCTTTTTGTTAATACTTAACCATGGAGATTCCGCCGCAGCCGCTCCTCCGCCAACCATTCCTGGATTATTACCGACTGCTTCGAGTCCTTTACTGAGGGCGCCGGCCGCACGACCTGTTTGGAAAGAAACTGGGACCGCTAATTTTCTAGCCGCACCCGTCGCCAAACTTCCAAGAACAAAAGCTCCCGCAGCATTTAGTGGAGAGTGAGATCTTGAATATTCACCTTGAGCAGCAATTCCACCGCCGACAGAGTTCAAAGCTCCGCCCATTAAAACCTTCGCCATCTCGCGGCCTGTGGCTTGAGTAGCGGTGTTATTCACAAGCGCTGCATTTGAGAAGCGTTGGTTTAAATCTTTAAGCTCGCCAAGTTTATTTCCACCCAAAACGTTATCGAGTTGATTGATCACGTCTTTAGTTTTATCAGCTACGATATTTCGGGCTGAAACGTAAGATCGTTGCATAATCCCTTTTTCACGAGAAGATTTACTCCAATCGATATTTTCATCCAGCCCTTTTCTAAAATCGTGGACATCTAAAATATTGGCGTTATCACCCATATCGCGTAAAGGTTGGAGAGAAGATTCCATCTCACGCATCACCTGATCGCGGTTTGGATTATTTTTGGCCTTAGCTTTTACTTCCGCCATGATTTGATCTGCCAAATCGGGGCCTGAGATTTTAGTCCCGGAATTATTTACCCCTAAAGTATTTTGAACGGCTTGCGCTTGGTTTTGCGCGTCCTGATAAAGTTGGCCGATTTTAGGGCCATCAGTCTCCAAAATATCTTTAGTGGCCTCGGCTACTTTTTCCGTATTTTTTCCCACACCCATTAAGCCTTCATCCTTCATGAATTGGCCGATCTCTGGGAGTTGGTCTTTTTTCAAAATAGTTTTGATCTGTCCGGCGTTGGCGCCGATCTGTTTAACAATTGCTGAATTCTTAAGCTTCTCAGCCGCAGTCTTTAAAGCCGCAGCACCACCAAGAGCGGCCGCCTCGCCACCACCCCCGAAAATCGCTCCAGTTTTGGCGTTATCGAGTCTTTGTTTGAGATCTAGATAATCGCCCTCTGGGTTTTCAGTATTGGCAAGAGCGCCGTATCCTGCACCTACGGTGGCGGCCTTTCCAATCTTTGCGGCGGTCAGTGCTTTTTCACCCAGTCCTAAAGCTTGGAGTCCCTTAACGGCGGCCGAACCTTCGGCTACCGGTCCACCCATTGGAAGGGTCATTAGAGCGCCGGCCACATTTCCACCCATGGTTGCAAGTGGATGTTCGTTTTTCATCGTTTCGTTTTGTTTTCTCCACTCTTGGAGAGTTTTTGCATACGTTAAATTCGGATCATAAGATTGAAAGGTGTCCGGGAAATATTCATTTACTTTCCCCATGCCCGCATTTATTCCTGTTTCAACTCCGGCCTGCATTTCTGGAAGGTATCCTAAAGTTCCACCCTGACCGAAACCTTGGAGAGCTGCTTCACCTACGCTGGTTTTTTCAGGTCCGGCGGGAGCGGCTTCGTGCGGTGATGTCGGCTGGTTAGTTTCCCACGGTGCTTGGCCGACTTTAAACGCCGCTCCGCTTGGAGGGCTTGCCGGGGTTTGGGGTACTGATACTTGCTTGTTTGCGCTATTTTGCTCCCAAGGAGCTTCGCCGACTTTATACATTCCTCCCATTATGGCACCTCAACCCAGTGATCGCCTTGCATAACGTAGTTTTTACCTTGGTAATATTTAGTTTGAACAAGGCCGTTCCAACCACCAAATCGTGGGGCGTAAGTTTTTCGAATCGAATTTAATTTCTCATCAACAATCCCACGCTGATTATCTCTCATCCCGCCGGCTAACATGTCCGCTCGAGAATCGATCCCTTTCATGTAGGATCCAGATAATTCCGTCACCATTTTTCCAGCCGTATTTAAAATACGTGGATCAACGGAGTCGGTTGGATTACCGGTGATCGCATCACGAACCGCACCAAGTTGGGCGGCATACTGATTAAGTTCCGTTTTCTCAGCCGCATGTAATCCTGGAGCTTGAGAGCCAGTTTCCAACCTTGCGATCTCGGCATTGAGCTGACCAAGTAAAGCTTGATTGGACACGACTTTTCCAGAGTGAGCTGCTTCAATAAGTTCTTGAATTTTAGCTGCACCCTCTAAGCGCGGAGCATATTGTTTTAACATCGGATCGTTGTTCACAGTTCCGCGGGCTTCTTTTTCTTCTTGGAAAGTTAAGCGTTGCTGACCAAGAGCATTTCTATTCGACATCATCTGATTGCGAAGCATATTATTTTGTTGCTGCATTTGACCGTTAAGCATTTTAACGTAATCAGAATTTTTCGCCATCTCGCCAATATCTTTAGTGTAGGTTTGCTGATTGGCAATCGCGTTTTGCATTTTCTTAGCTTGAGATTCTGGAGCCATAGCATTGGCTGCATCTAAAAGCTGAGAGTTTTTATTTTGTGGAAGTCCACCTAAGAATGCAGCGATTGGACGGTAATCCGTTCCTTGAGGAGTTTGATTGTAATTATCCATGTAGCCTTGAAGCTTGGATAAAGCATCGCCGTATTGCTGATTATAACTTTTAAATTTATCTTGAAGGGCTGCATGATCTTGCGGACTCACTCCCGCCCCAGCCATCTTCATAGACATTTGCTGCGGAGATGGAGGCGCCATAGCCGGTGCTTGTGGAGGCGGAGCGGTTACCGCATCCGGCATCCGTTGCTGAGCCCCCATTTGAGAAAGCATTTGCGCTTGCTCCGGCGACATCTGTGAGTACGGCTGATTATCTTGCGGGTTTTGCATGCTCGCAAGAAAGTCCGTAAATTTATTTGCTGCCATTAAGGCCTCCTACCCGTATAGGTTCTTTTTACTTTTTCCCATTAGATCTTGTTGGAACTGATCCTGTGGGGATTTCGGAGCCATAAACTCAGAGTTATCGCTTTGCATATTATTGATGGTCGGGGTGTTATTCTGCTTCTGAGCATTTTGCATCATCGCTCCAGATAAAGCCCCTTGAGCCGCACCGGTTAAGGCACCACCAACCTCATCCACCGGTTTAAGGTTTGGAGTTTCTGGCTTCATTCCCGTCCACGGAGAATACTGGGCTTGCGCCGCTGCCATTTTTGATTGTTTTTCGTTATTCGCCGCCTGCGACTTTTGGTTCATGTAATTGGTTACTAAACCCACCGCTGCCATTCCCGCTATCATCCAACTCATTGAGAGCCTCCCCTAATAATTTCATTTCTGTTTCTGTTAAAACTTCGTTAAAATCTTTTGCAATAAATTCTTCTTCAATCTTTGCCAAATCAGTTTCACTTGTCCCGTGAACATTTGTCCAGGTCAAATCCTCTAAGGCAACGATGATTCTCTTAGCTCCAGGGCTTGCCACAAAAGTGCATGGCGCTTGAACTATTTTTCTGCCTTCGTGAGAAATAACAATCGCGGCCCCTTTAGAGAGAATACACAGGTTTTCAAACTTGTGAATTTTCCCCACAATGATGGAGCCTTTTTTCATATTCATTTCTCGGGCGTAAACATTTTTAGAAAAGTAGTGGTTCATCACCGGTTCATAGTCTGCGTGGGCTGTAATGAACTTTTGAACATCTAAGATGACGGCGCGTCTTTGAGCTTCCACTTTTACATCAGCTAAGCTGGACATCACGCCCCCAAGAAAGAAGAACGTAAGTTTCACCATCTGTAGATTCAACTCCACAAATCCTGAAACCTTCGCTCATAGCAAGTCGAAGCATTCGAATATTATCATTTCTAATTTTAGTTGAGAGCTTCTCATATTTCTGCTTAACAAAATCAATTGTGGTTTTATACGCTACCGCGGCACCACTTGTTCCACGCAAATGTGGCATGGCCCCGCCGTGTTGAAGGTATGCACTTAAAGTGTTAATTTCAATCACGGTCGCGTATCCCGCTGGAGTGTCGGATTTATCTGTTAAAAAAAGTACGTAAGAACACGTAAGAATTGATGGATCCTGTTCATCCTCAAAGCAAAGCGAGTGAGCATTCTTACTCATCACTTTCCAATCGTCTAGAGAGAGAACATGAATATTCACTTCTTGCCGCCTCCGCCTGCTGATCGCATACCTTGGGCCGTTTCTTTTGCGCCCCAAGCTGCCATTTGTTGGTTGTACCGATTTACGTCGAAAGCATTTCTAGCAAGTAAATTTTCTTTTTGAGTTTGAGCATTGGCCGCGTTGGCGCCGGTTTCCACATCCCCAAGTTTTCCAAGGAGTGTTTGTTTATTTTGAGCGTCAGTCGCATTGATTCCAAGTTTAGATTGAATGCCTTGTTGAGCGATTCCTTGTTGAGCGCCGAATTGTTCACGAGCTCCTGATCTTGCGAGAAGTGCGGCCGCTCCTCCGCCTGCTCCGCCTTGACGAGCTAAGTTTGAAAGTGCGCCGCTTTGTGCCTGCATCCCCTGTTTCATTGCTTGATCTGAGGCTTGGTTCTGCATTTGTTGTTGTGCTTGAGTTTGCATTTGAGCCCACGCTGATGGGCCTTGCGACATGGCTTGCTGCTTAATCATTTGAAGTGCATCGCCGTTATATGGGTCAACTCGAAACCCTTGCTTAAGCTGACCATCATCACCGGTCGCACTATTAAAATATTGTCCGGTTGTAACTCCTGCAAGCTCCTCATAGGGAGAAAGTCGATTTTTATTAAATTGTTCCGGTGTATAAACGTCTGACATACCTGATCCTATTTTTTGTGTTTTTTGTGCCATTAGCTGTGCTCCCCATATACACTCATGTCTTGCTCCACACTGGTCAAATCGCTATCAACGATTTGTTGAGTGAGAGTGTCGATCATAAGATCGCTGATAACTTTTAAATCCGACATCGCTTCACGCCATGCCTGACCACGTTCTTTTTCATAAACTCTTGTTCGTACGGATTGATAAATAAATTGATAACAAATTTCTGGTAAATCACAGATGTCAGTATCGACCGTCAATTTATTGGCGTCACGGTAAAACCAAACAGTGAGTGCGTTTGCAACGCTTAAAACCGCCTTGGGAACAATTTGGAGCTTCTCAACTCCAGGAGAGTCATGGCGTATTAAATATCGATAAAATTCTGTGGTGGTGTATTTATTTAAAAATTGAATGTCTTCAAACATTTCTTTGGCATCGATTGGTTTCACCGTGTAAAGGGTCGCTCCATTTTGGTAAATAATTTTAACGATTTTATTTGCGTAAAGGTTTGGAGGTAGGTCGTAGTCTTCTTGGCCGGCCACAATATTAATTGTTGATCGGGTAAGAAAGTATTTATCACGCAGACCCAGTTTTACGATCTGAGCTTCGGACATAGAAATGGCATCATTAATATATTCTATTAATTCCTGAGGCTGGACAAATTCTTCTTCCTCAAGGTCCAGGTCTTTCTCGATTTTTGTTGTCAAATCTAATAACGTTTTAAATGCCATGCTAGTACTTCCATTCTATTAAAAAACCATAAAAAAGATCAAGTAATACTGCCATCTTGTCCAGCTTGATAGGTCATTTGTGTCTGACTTGAGTTATCCCAAATCACATTATAAGAAATGAGATTTAGTGGCTCACCTTTCTTATAACCGAATAACTCCCATTTAAAGTTCCCTTGAGGCCATTGGTTCCCCGCATCCAAGACCTGGATCGTGTCCCCACTCACTAAAGTTACTTGGAATTGTTTTTGATAATTATCAACTTCAGTCGTTAGAAAATAATCGACCGAATCAGCCGGCCAGGTATTTCCTGGGGTTAAAAGAGTGGCTGTATTTAATGAGGCGTTGAAGTTCGCAAGCCCATAAGAATTTGAGCTGGCAACAACACTAAAGGCATTTGTGATTCGCACTCGAAGATAAGATAGTCTCAACCCCTTTGCCGGCATTCTTCGAAGCTGCTCAATAATTCCGGTTGAGTTCCAAACGCAATCAAGTGATGCCCAGAAAAAATCATCATCGCCCCAAACGAAATTTCTTCTCCAACGGATTGGTTTTAAATCTCGAACCATTTTACCGTCATCATTAATCGCGGTAATTTGAATAGAGGTGTTATCTTTATTTTTTGCGGTCAATAACATTTTAGTTACGTACTTACGAAGATGCGTGGAGCCGAAATTATAATTGATCGACTCATACGTCCAGATGATAGTTTCTTTTGACCACGCACTAGGCGCAGCTAAAGTATTTACTTTTGGATCAGTCGTGTAGATATCATCGTGAATAAAAACATAACCCCGAGGATCACCGCGATAAAGCTTCTTATTAAAGAACTCAATCGCAGTTGGTCTGAAAGAATTACCGCTCGCCGTTTGGAAAGGCATATCATCTTTAACGCCCCAACGTAGCTCTAAAACTAAAAGGGTATCAACCTCAAGGCTTGCCGAATTGGATTGAATGGTCCAGTAAATACGACGTTCTTTTTCATCAAATTTTCCAACAATTTTTCTTGGATCGGAAATAGTCGCTAAAAGTGCTTTATAGCGCTCATTATTCCCATCTGATACTTTTTGTGTTTGGTACGAATCACAATAATAAACCCCATCATTTCCAAACCAGAAAATTCCATTCTCAGCCTGAACGATGGAGGCGTGAGAGACGCACCCAGCCGTGTCCGATAGACGTGTGGTGAATGGAGCATTACGGCCGAGATTGTCAAAAGCTTGCTCAATTCTATAAATAAATTTCTCACATAAAATGATCGGATTTGAACGAGCAGAACTCATCCCGGTCACTTTATCCTCAACAACGATATCAAAAGCTTGTGGAACTTTATCCGGAGCTCCAGGAATTGATTGTCGAACTGTGGTTCTTTTTTCTTGTCCGCCTTCATAAAGAGAAGCGTAGTATCCGGTGTTATTAACGATGTGGATATATCGACTCATCGGTGGTGGGTCAAAATCTAAAGTCCCATCATCCACATAAAGGGTGGCATTGGTTTGAATTGTGGTGTCTGAATTGTTATCAACAAAACTTGTCGTCCCATTGGTCACTTCTCCAATTTTATATCCGACATTACCACCATCGAGTGTTCGATAAATAAAAATCTTAATGTTTGAAGTATCCCAATTGTTTGTTGCGCCATTAGATAAAACTGGAATCCCAGTAATATTATTTGGAGAAATTGAGGGATCTTCTGAAGCGGTCGCTAGAACTTGTGTAACTGGTCCGATATCCTCAAATAAAGTGGCTCCCGTTGGAGTCCCCACTTGATATTGATAATCGTAAGCAAAAGAATATAAATATTGATGAGTCCCAGATGCGCCGGAAATAATTGGAGATGAAGCTAGTGCCGGAAGGCCCGCACTTCGTACTTCGTAACTTCCAAGCTCATCTTTATAAATTTTCTGTGGTGTTGGATATGCGTCACTGGTTAAAAAGATGTGACCATTACTTTGATCATAACTTAAAAAGCTTGCCGTGGATCCTGCGGATAAAACATCATTTCCAGTAGGACCTTGGAGGGTGGTGTAAGCTGAAGGGTTTCTATAGTAAAACTTCTTTGCAGAGTGGACAAACATTTTATCTGAGTTTGCATAGTTAATTAAAGTATTAATCTTCTGATTCCCGGCCGGAATTAAATAATTAGTGAGATCATCAATCACGGATCCCGGACGGTTATCTAAAGTTCGATCAGACTTAATTAAAAGATTATCAATAATGCTTGCGCGTTTAGGGTCCTGCCAAAATAAATCGTCAGTGATCCCACCGGAAAAATCGATAACCTCTAAAGGATTTTTGTAATCACTTAATTCCATTAACCACCATATAAAGCTACGGGTGAAATTGTATTATCAATCGTGTATAAATAGTATGTTGTGGAGGAGACTTTCTCAACCCCCAAAAGAGCTGCTCTCCCACCAACTCGGAAACCAATCTGTACAGTATCAAACATAAATCCAACTGGGAGTGTAACTAGTTGGCGGTAAAATCCTGGAGGTCCGCCGTAAGTAACCCAGTCCCCAGCGTTTAAAGTTTGCGGGGTGGCGAGAACACTTTTAGAATCAATGAGTGAGGAGTCTGATCCGTTATGAGTGTGGTCATTTAGTTTTTGAATATTCGTCTCAAGAGCAGTAAAAAGACTCGCGCCTTTATCTCCGGACTGTGGTTTTAAATAACCATACGTTAGTGTAAGCATCCATTACCTCGTTTGTGCGCCAACCAAAAAACCCACTAAAATCGATGTTAGAATCGTGGAAACAAAAACTAAGTTGTTTCCGATTAGCGGCTCTTGTGGTTTGGAAAGGGTTAAACATTTATTATATTGATCGGTCATTGTTTGATAATTCAATTTACAAAGATCGCAGTCTTGTGTGTATCTCACAATTTTATCGACTTCTGGTTTTGTGTAGCAAACCTTATCGTTTGGTCCCATCGTCGTGGCCTGCAATTTTATTGAGGACATCGACAGGATCAGACTCAAGATTAATTTTATCGATAATTTGTTCATTCTCTAACAACTTCCTTTTTGTTTCAGAATCTAGTAACTCTCGTTCAAGCTGGGCTTCCGCCTTGGAGCTCAGGTTTCGGCCGATGAAAAAAGCCCCCAAGATACTTGGAAGCTCGTACATCAACCAGTTAAGGAACTTTGATATCTGTTCCATTTTCCTTCTTTTTTGCGTTATACATGGAGAAAAACTTCAAATAATACATTATTTTCGAGGTTTGGAAGCGAAACAAGAAAGCTGCCGCTCGCTCTAAATTCACTAAATTTAAAACAGGCATCAAGACTTTAATCGCCCCAATTAGAAATGTAACCAATAATGTGACAATGGATGCGAGCACACCAAGATATTTTGCAATCGTTATAACGTAAGGCCCGATTACCGGAACCGATGACGCTTTATCAATTGCGCCGGATAACCATTCAGGTGGTGCCGCACTTTCAGGGACCAAAACTTTTGTTTCTTCTGAGGTCGGAGCAATATCTTCCGCCACTATGGGTGCTGGAGTGGGACTAACCGCCACCGTTTTATCTGATTCCGAAATTACAGCCACAGGTTGTTTTGGAGCTTCGAGAGCCATTAATGGTGATACCATTAGGAATCCCATTAAAAAAATCGCTAATCTAGTCTTCATCTTCATCCCCTTCGTTAAGTTTTTTACCTTTACTTCTTTGTGTTCCGACAACGGCCGCAACACCATCAATATCCCTAAAAACAATATTCATCTTCGTATGCAGTACTTCAATCTGGGTGGAGTTAGCTAACGTCATGTTGATTAGCTTTTTAATCCCCCATAAAATTAGCAGTAACAATCCTCCACCAAGAGCTGAAACGATGGACCAAATAATTACCAGCCTGTCATCCATCCTTAGGCTCCACAAGTTTCGCCTCACCAATGGAAACTAGATGCTTCCAATCCTTAATTTCCAAATGTGGCATCTCTGGGAAAGTGACCCAGTTGAATCCCCACTGAATAAATTCTGGAATTTCAGGTTTTAAAATATCTAAGAACCAATCTTTCGGATAAATATTCTCAGGCTTGTTTACAAACAAATCGATGGCGCAATTATAGTTGTGTGCGCTTTGTCCGAAGTGGGCTTTACTTGCTCCTCGTTGGAAACATTCTTCTTGAGCTATTCGACCACGACCTGCGCAGGAAATGTGAGCCTCCGGGAATCGTGCTTGAAACACTTTAAACCAAGAAAATAAATCAGCATTAATACCTGGGTAGGTATTAAATATTTGATTGCATTTTTCACAGTCCCCGTCGTTTGTGTGTCTCACTAATATCCTTAGGCTTTTAATCGAGCTGCGGCTCGAAGTGTTAAAATCTCAGCCGGTACTTCAACCCCTGTTTCAGATTTTCTAATTATGTACCAGTCTGTTTCAGCTAAATATTTTAGAGCATCAACTTTTTCTTTTGCGCTCAAACGCTCTGCCGACACGTCTGTATAGGTAACTGTGTGATCAGCTAAGAATTTATAAAGTTTTACATTGACCCCGAGATCTTGCTCAGTCTTTTCTTCAACTGCCTTAGTGATGTCTTCGCGCTCAGCTAAAAGTTCTGATTCCTTAACCCAGCGATCAACTTTACCTAAAGCTGATAAATTTTCATTGTACCAAGCTTCGCATTCAGCTTGCGTTTCAAATTGAGTAGCGTTCGTTACAACGTCGCCTTTTTTTATTTCTACCTTAAACATTAGTTACCTACTCTCTGAATACTTAAAGTGTTGTATCCCGCACTTGTAATCATATTTACCGATACGTTGGAGAGCGCTCTCACGTCTAGAGTTTCTCCAGCCAAACAATCCACAGTAACCGTGCCGCCGACGCCGTAGTTATTACCGGCTCCGCCCGTTCCGTTTATCCTTGGAAAGACCTGATTTAAAGCTCCATTTTTATAAACATACGATTCAATGGCTTGCGTAGTACTTAAAGTCATAGAGTTCGTTGTTATGCTAACAGATACTTGATACTTCCCAGGAGCAGGACATGTATAAGTTGGGGATGCGTAAGCTCCGTGAGAGTCATATACTTTCGTAGCGAAAGGTATCGTGGTCACACCTGTATTGATTGTAGTCCCCGCGGTATTTGTGTATCTAGCATTAATCGATTCACTGGCTGCGATTGATTGGTTACTGCTGAGTTTGAATATATTTAAGAAGTTTAATAAATCCGAAGACACGAATGTAGCGCCCACTGTAGAGGTAACCGAAAGTGTATCTCCAGCTTTACAGTCCACCAATGCTGATACTGATTTCGTCGTAAGAATATCATTTGTTTGGCCTGCGTATACCTCAACTCCATTTTTCATAACGGCCGCAGAACCCGCTACGGTAGCCGTTGCTCTGAAAGTGAAATTTACAAAATACAGTCCAGGAACCGGCACGGTGAAAACACCGGTGGTGGCATTAAAAGCTGAGAGCGTATCTTTTACCGGAGTCGACCAAGAAGGAATGGTTGTATCGGCTGAAAATGATCCACCATTTCTAGTTACGATTAAAGCGACGTCTCGACCATTACTCGAATCCTGTGACATAGTCACACTTGATGACCAGCCTGTAATTGGGACTTTATAGGTTATGTTAACTATATCCCCAGATCCAAAAGTAAACGGGGCTGTATTAGTTACTTGTGCTTGTGATCCTTGAGTTCCATCGTTTTGATAAAGTACAATTACTGAATTTGAATCCGAGTAAGTGTTTTGAAGATTATATCCTACAGTACCGCTGTCGATGGCTTGTCCGAACCCAGTGGCGGCACTTCCTGTTAGCGCGTGTTTTGCTGTATCAATTGTGTATCCCGCGGGGATATCAACTATAAGGCCTGCGGCTGTCGGAGCGCCGGAAGTAGAAATACTTATCATACCTTCCATTGAATCGCCGACACGTCGCCATCTTCCGGTGTAGGTTGAGTTCGCTACCCAAGTTCCTGTAGGAGTGTACGACACCCAGTCAGTAACCGGCGGCCCTTGCGCTTTGGTTTGTGTGCCAACATAAAGGCTATCAAGTTTAATTGTAAACGCTGTCGCTGTAGTTGTAGCGTTGTGGAAAATCAATCTGTAATTTGTTGACGTTATGTCCGTTTGAAAGGTAGCCCCAATCGGATAGTTTACACCAATAACTCCACCGTCTAATTTATATCCCGAAGGTTGAACTAAAGTCGCGGTGTCTTTATTATAAATGTAGACTTCAATATCGGAATCAGTCGTGGATGTTCCACCGGAATAAGTTCCACTCGCAATTTGGTATGTTCCAGAGATAGCTAAAACTTTTCCCTTATCCCCTGAATTTACAACAAAATCGTACGCAATCCCTTCGCCCTGACCATTACTGGCCGCGTGAGTAATAAGTCCTGAGGCTTTTTCAAAAAGTGGGGTCGTAGTTGGTGCTGTGAACGAAACCGTTGTGGCCGTTCCAGAAACTCCGTCGACAGGTAATGCTCCAGCCGCATCCTTGTATGTAAGCCATCCAGTTTTCCCATTCTCAAAACCACCGTTTGCGATGGCATTAAAAGTTGGAAGTGGTTTAATGGCCGCCGGTGCGAGTTGTGCGTGAACCGTGTTTGGCGCGAGAGCAAACCAAATAGTAAATAAAAGTTTAAAAATATTTTTCATGATAATGTGACCTCCGAAGCAAAGTTTAATGTGCGAACATCCGTTGTGACCGTGTCAGTCCCGCGGATAAGTTTAACAATAATGTAATCCCCACCTGAAACATTCACGCCGTTGATTTGTCCCGTTGTCGAAGTCAAATCAAGTGATACTGATTGAGGTATATTTTGATTACCACCACTTGCTGTAATCGCAGTGTTCGTCGAAGTTCTTTGATTTGTGGTGGAGCTGTAAAGATCCGTTCCCACTCTAATAAGAGTAGCCACAGTTTGTATCAAGAAAGTTCCGGATGCTTGATCCGAATACACTGGAAGTTTTAAAACTATCGGTCGGCCTGCGACGTATGAAGAAGGAACTTTGATTGCAGCGTAGAGCGCTTGCGCTCCAGCATCTCCGAGTGAAAACGAATAAACTTCTAGGTTCGCTTCATTAATTAACAGGGGTGCAATTGTTGTGGATTCCACCCATTTCAGAGAGCCCCCTGCGCCCCCGCCCCCTAGAGGAGCGTAGCTGGTTCCATTATCTCCCATGAAAGTTTGGAGGTCAGTCAGATAAATAATTCGACCCGCATTTCCGGCCGCAGGTTTAGTTCCGTCGGTATAGTTTTCTAACCGCGCAGAAATTTGTGCTAAAGTAGTGGAAAGAGATCCTTCCGCAGTCGCATCATTTCCCGGAAGAAATTGAAGAACTGTCGTGGCCGCACGATTCAAACGTATGTTTGTCGAAGCGGTTCCGCTATTACCAATAACTAGTTTTTGATCGTTTAATAAAAACGCACGGATATTTGTTCCGTTATCGATTTTAAATAAACCCGAAGTGGAGTTATAAAAGAATCGTCCAGCGACTCCCGCCGATGGATCACTTGCGAGCGACTCGAAGGCCGCCACTTTTAAATCACTATATACTTCCATTTCTTATCCCCCTATTTAACGGTAGTCCCGCTAAGCCTAGTTAATTCCGACCAATCTATATGTTCCCGCAGGTAACGCCACCAAAGTGGA